GCAAAGTCGAGCGTATCCGTACCATCATGGACAACGCCCCGGACGAAATCAAGCGCATGGTCAAAACCGGCCGCATGACGGTTAATTCCGCCTACAATCGGACGGTCGGGGCCAGGCGTAATGAAAAGTTCGGCAAGGCTGTCTTGGATGATTTCTGCAATCTCACCATCAAACGTTTTGACCGCGAAGAACTGCGGTATATCGCCGACGTATTAAACCAAGAACTAAGCAAACCAAAGGAGGACGCTAATGAGTCTGCTTGAAAATGTAAAATCAGGAAAACAGCCCATGCCGCCGCGAATCGAAGTATATGGAGTCGAGGGTATCGGTAAGAGCTCGCTTGCCGCTTCCGCACCGAATGCGATTTTCGTGCCAACCGAGGACGGTCTGAGTGAAATCGACTGTCACCGCTTCCCTCTGGCGAACAGTTTTTCCGACGTAATGGACGCGCTGAATGCCTTATATCAGGAACAGCATGACTTCCAGACGGTGGCTATCGACAGCCTCGACTGGCTGGAACGCCTGATCTTTGATGAAGTTTGCCGGGAATATGGGGTACGGAGCATCGAAAAAGCCGATGGCGGCTATGCTCGCGGCTATACTCATGCCCTGACGCACTGGCGCAAAATCCTGAATATGCTGGACGCGCTACGAAATGAAAAAGGTATGGCCTCTATCCTGATAGCCCATTCAAAAATAGAAAAGTTCGAAGACCCGGAATCCGCCGCCTACGACCGTTATTCGCCGCGGTTGCACAAACACGCCAACGCCCTGATTTCCGAGTGGGTGGACGCGGTTTTATTCGCCACTCGGAAGTTCCGGACGCAGAAAGAGGACGCCGGGTTCAACCGGGAACGTACCATCGCCGCGCCTCTCGGAGCCGATGGCGGGGAACGGATCATGCGCACGGTAGGCGGTCCGGCCTGTGTGGCCAAGAACCGCTTTAAACTCCCGACCGAACTGCCGTTGTCCTGGGATGCGTTCATGGTGGCGATGGCAAACGGCGGAGCGGAAAAATGATCCGGCGAAGCTGGGTCATCTATCAGCGCAAATCACGCCGGATAGTCAGCACGGTCTATCACCGTTATCGCATGGCGAAAGAGGACTTGCGCATGCTCAATGACTACTGCCAGAAGAAAGCATATGTCATTCAGGTGACTAAGACTGATTCCGAAACCGGAAAAGTCGTCAGCAGATATCCTGACGTGGAACTCAAAGAACTCCCTAAACAGGAGGCGGAATATGGCTAAATGCGGAGCGAAGTGTGAAATCTGGAGCCGCCCGTGCGGCTATTTCAGGCCGGTGGCGAACTGGAATAAAGGCAAACAACAGGAATTCAAAGACAGAAAAGTTTTCAAAAATCCTAATCAAAACAAAGGAGAAAAGTAAAATGGCAACTCTCAATTTTAATGCACACGAAGTCGAACCGAATGTGGCTTTTGACCCCGTCCCCGCAGGAAAATACATCGCGGTTATCGTCGATTCGGAAATGAAGCAGACCAAATCCGGCAACGGAAATTATCTCGAACTGACCTTCGAAATCACCGAAGGCGAATACAAGGGCCGCAAGGTCTGGGCAAGGCTCAATATCGACAACCCGAGCGCCGATGCGGCGAAGATCGCCAGGGGCGAACTTTCGGCTATCTGCCGGGCGGTCAACGTGATGACGCCGAATGACTCGGTTGACCTCCATAACCTGCCGCTGGAAATCAACGTCAAGTGTAAAAAACGCGGCGATTCCGATGAAATAAGCAACGAGATCAAGGGCTATGCGGCTAAAGTGAACGCAGTAGCGCCACCGCAAAACCAGCAACAGCCCGCTCCATGGAAACGCGGGTAATATGGAGTTCGAACTGCCGTATCCTCCGAGTGTTAATCACTACTACCGGCATGTTGGCCCCCGCGTGCTGATCAGCAGGGCCGGACGCAAATATCGCGAAGTTGTGGTTGCGCGTTTCCGGTCCTGCGGGATCGAACCACTGAATGGCGATATAGAGCTTTTTTTAGAAGCCTACCCGCCTGACCGGAGGCGTCGCGACCTGGACAATTTAATGAAATGCGTCCTCGATTCGCTGCAGCACGCCGGGGCTTATCATGATGACAGCCAGATAGTGAGGATCACCGCCGAGAAATATGAACCGCTGCCGCCTGACGGCATGCTTTATATAAGGATAGAAAAATTATGCAGTGCAGATGCAGAAAGATAATCATAACCAGAAGAGTCGTCGAGAATATCTCCGACCCGGTCATGCGGGAAATCTGTTATTTACTGATGGCCGGGCTCAATTTGAACACAGCTCGCACCAAGCTGAAACTTTCGCTCACCATTTTCAATACGTTTATCGATGAAATAAAACGGCTGCTCATCGAAGCCGGGCTGGAGCTGCGCGGCGCCTGATGTTTGAGCTGAGACCTTACCAAAAAGAGGCGGTCGAGGCGGTTTATGAACATTTAAGGACGCGAGACGACAATCCATGTGTGGTATTGCCAACCGGATGCGGGAAAAGCATTTGTGTAGCTCAGATAGTATCCGATGCTGTGCAAAAATGGTCCGGCAGAGTGCTGATCCTGGCGCATGTCAAGGAACTGCTGGAGCAGAATGCCGATAAAATCCAGGTACTATGTCCGGAACTTGACGTCGGGATATATTCGGCCGGATTGAACAGCCGCGATACCGATCACGCGGTGATAGTCGCTGGAATTCAATCCGTTTATACGCGGGCCTGTGAGCTTGGTCCCTGGGATTTGATTATCATTGACGAGAGCCACTTGATAAATAGCGATTCAGAAGATTCGATGTACAAATCGTTTCTGAACGATATGAAAATCATCAATCCGCATGTTCGGCTTATTGGAATGACCGCGACGCCTTTTCGGATGAAGGGCGGGCTGATTTGTAAGCCGGAAAATCTGCTCAACCATGTCTGCTATGAAGCCGGGCTTAAGGAAATGATCGCGCAGGGCTATTTGTCGCCGCTGGTTTCCAGAGCCGGGAGAGCGGCGGTGAGTTTTGACGGTCTGCACGTTCGCGGCGGCGAGTTTATTTCGTCCGAAGTTGAAGACCTTATGGATAACTCTCAACTGGTGGACGCCGCCTGCCGGGAAATCGTCAGTCTGACTCAGGAGCGCAATTCTGTTCTGATCTTTACCTCGAGCGTGGAGCATTGTAATCATGTCGCGGAAAAGATCGCTGCATACTCCGGAATGGAGTGCGGCATCGTTACCGGTTCGACTTCGCCTGGACTCCGTGCGGAAATTATCGCGAGGTTCAAGGGCGAGGAAGTCCCGGCTGACTTTTTCAGTAATAAAGAACCGCTGAAATACCTGGCGAACGTCAATGTCCTGACCACCGGATTCGATGCGACCAACACCGACTGCATTGTGTTATTGCGCCCGACGAACTCCGCCGGATTACTGGTGCAGATGGTCGGGCGCGGAACCCGGCTGCATCCGGGAAAAGAAAATACACTAGTTCTGGATTACGGCGGCAACATCATGCGCCACGGGCCGGTAGATATGATCCAAGTAAAAGAACCCGGTGCAGGCAATGGCGAAGCTCCGGCAAAAAAATGTCCGGAATGCCTGGCGCTCATCCACGCGGCCTATATGACTTGTCCGGAATGCGGTTATGCGTTCCCGCCGCCGGAAAAAGGCAACATCACCGCCCGAGCGGAGTCCGCAGGAGTGCTCTCCGGACAGGTGAGTTATTTCGATTACGAGGTCCACGGCGTTGAATACAGCGTGCATCACAAGCGCGGCGCGCCTGACGACGCTCCGAAGACTATGCGAATTGAATACTGCACCGGTTTCAACCGCTACGAAAGCGAGTGGGTATGCCCGGAACACACCGGCTATGCGAGGCGAAAGTTCGAAGCCTGGTGGAAGCGCCGCTCGAAAATTGCACCGCCTACAACCGCATACGAAGCCGTCCGTTTGGCTGATGACGGAGCCCTGGCAAAGCCGTCAAAGATAATCATCAAGTCGGTGGCTGGGGAAAAATTCGTCAACATTGTGGACTACGAGCTGGGAGAGCTCCCGGATTATACACCTGAACCCGGCTGGAACGACCTGTCGGAACAAGAACGCTCCGGTATTTTTTCACCTGATGATTTTGATGACGAGGAAATTCCATTTTAGAAAATAAAAGCAAATTTTAAGGAGAAACAAAAGATGGTTAAGAAACAATCTCAAAATTACTATAAGTTAAATCCGGAAGATATAAGTGTGAATGTCAGTCAGAACAAAAATGGAAATACGATCTTAACAATTGGCCTATACGAAAAAGCCGGATGGAAACAACACATAAAAATAGAATTAGTCGATTTTCCGGATTGTTGTTCCGGTATCGACAATTTCAAAAGTCTCACCATCAGAGGTATTCAAAGCCCATCCGTCGATAGTTCTCGCCTCTTTCAGGCCGGGATGACGTGATACTCCGCTTCTGGTACGAGTCTTAATAAAGTTTTGCAAAATAACTACAGTATAAGAGTAGCCATCACTATCAGCAGCTTCAAAGCGATCTATCTCTTCGAGCATATCAAAATCTCCGAATTGAATTATGCATTGTCTGGAAAATAACACATTTCCGAACAAAAAATAATATTGATAATCAAAAATATAACCGAAAAAATAATGAATTCAAGGCGGAATTGATTATTCAGGGAACGTTCCACAAGGGTTAATAACAGCCCCGGCCTACTGCCCGGAACCCGGTTGCTGCGATGTTGCCTCGTTCGATGGTTCCGATGATTCCGACGAAAACGAAATCCTTTTTTTACCCAGAGAGAATTATGCACATAACAAAAATATTTCCGGTGATCCTGATCACCCTGGACGTTGCCGCTGCCGTGGTTTACTGCTGGCACGGTGATATCCGGCACACCGTTTACTGGTTCGCCGCGGCAACTCTGACCGCGACCGTAACATTTTGAAGGAGTAAAGATGACAGAATACACATTCCACGAGGCGGCACGGCAATTCCCGCTGCTTCCTGAAGACCGTCTCACAGAGTTGGCAAAAGATATCAGAATCAACGGTCAGCATGAACCCATCAGGGCGATCGGGCAGGAAATCGTCGACGGGCGCAACCGTTATCTGGCCTGCTCGAATATAGGCGTCGAACCGTATGTTGAGCAGTTGCCGGAAAGCATCAATCCGTACACTTACGTTTGGAGCCTGAATGGGGAACGCCGCGATCTGACCCAGGATCAGCGATATCTGATCTGGAAAAAATGTTCGGAAAAATCCGGAGAATGGAAAGCCATCAAACGGCGCGTCCGGGAACGAGGAAATATATCGCGCGGCGAGTCGTTATCAGGCACGCCGCCAGGTCGTGCCACAACTTGTGGCACGACCTCCGAGCATACCCCAAATCGGAGCAGCAATGAACTCGCTCTGGCAAGCAACACCAACCGGGGCGCCGTCGAGCGTATGGAGCGGCTCCAGCGCGAAAGGCCGGACTTAGTCGAACAGGTTATAAACGGCACGATCTCATCATGCGGGGCGATGCGTGAAGTTGTAACCCATGTCGCGCAGAATTCCGGCGATAACGAATGGTATACTCCGGAAGAATATATCGAACGCGCCCGGCAGGTAATGGGCGGCATCGATCTTGACCCGGCGTCATGTGCCGAGGCCAACAAAATAGTCAAGGCATCAGAGTTCTTCAGCCGGGAAAATGACGGCCTTAACCATGACTGGCACGGCCGGGTGTTCATGAACCCGCCCTACGCCCAGCCCTATATCCAGAAATTCACCGAAAAACTGGTCAATCACGTTATTGCCGGCGAAGTCACCCAGGCGGTGGCGCTGGTCAACAACGCGACGGAAACCAAATGGGGGCAGCTTCTGTTAAAGCACGCCGCCGCCGTCTGCTTTCCGGCAGGCAGGGTGAAGTTCTACCACCCGGATAAAATCTCCGCTCCGCTGCAGGGACAGATGATCGCCTATATCGGAGCGAATATCGACGCATTTAAAAAATCATTCAACAATACAGGAGTAGTTTATTATGGCTGAAAATGGATATAACCCAATGCATTGGAATTGTGAAAAACAGGGATGTTTCAATAAGAAAAAACGCCCGAAAATAGAAATGTTCGCCGACTGCCTGCCGGGCAGGATCGCTTTCAGCGATATTGATGCGGCAGTTGAAGTTGAAGGTAATTTTCTGATCCTTGAGTTCAAGGAACATGACAACATCCCAAAAGGGCAGCGCATCTTTTTCAACCGCCTGACCCGCCTTGTCCCGGCAACGGTACTGGTGATTAATGCCGATGTCGAAACGATGGACATACATGGAGTCAGTTATGTCGCTGACGGCAGGATTGAACCACAGATAGAGATGGATTTGCAGGGTCTCAA